TATATACTCTAGTGTTATGTTCTAGTATAGTAATTACTATACTGATAAGTAATAAACAAACATATCTCACACACACCCCACACATAGCACACCCACATATAGGTCATAATAAGCTATTCTTAAGCTTATTATATTATCTGGTACTAAGTAGAGCATACTAATAACATAAGCATAATAGAGAGATATAAAGATAATAACAATATATGATTATGATTATAAGATATACACACAACCACACCTAACCACATATAACTATACTTAACCATGCTTAACCACATATAATTATAAGTTTGTTTTTAGTTACTATATACTCTTATTTCTTATTATCTTACTATATATAATATATTATTATTATATTATATAATTATTATAAGGATCATATACTTCTTGTTGCTAGTATATAAGATATAATAAGTAACAAAATAATATAATATATTATACTTATTATATATAATATAATAAGTTCAGAAATGTAGATTTAGTATATAGTGGTATATACCTACAAATTCATTAGAGTTTATATTGCGTAATGTTTATTTCCATTCTCTCTATTTTTATCTTGTTTTAGAATTCGGCACTTGTTTTTAGTTTCTTTTCCTTCTTTAGTTGCTGATATATTTGTATCTTTCAGGCACTAAGTCTTTATATATTAATGGTCTCATTTTAGTATTATGTGTGTTGTTGACATATTTAGCATCCGTCTCGCAGGGAAGCCCAAAAGTAGTACCGATGAGTCATTTGGATTAAGTCTTTATCACTGAACGCAGCCTGAACAAGTTCCAATTTATTTTGGTTTATTTAGTTATTTTTATCTTTCTTCTTGTTTTATATGTTTATTTGTTACTGAATTGGTAGTTATTGGTAGATTTCGGTATTAGTTTCATGATCACACTTTGTGATTCCTGTATATGTGGTATGCTGCTTATACCTTGTATGTATCTATATAGAACATATACCTTATGGCTAATGTATATACCTGTGTTACAACTATCACTTCTATTATGCATTTATTTATATATCAGTGAAGTATATACTATAACAATCATGTCAAGAAAGAGCCAAAAAGCATTGAATTTGCACATCAAAGGTGTAAAAAACGCATTGGTAACAGGCAAAAGAAGTACACATTTCATGGCATGGTGTAAGAAAAACAACTTAAACATCTCTGATGTCAAGGTCGAAGATGTATCTTTTGTTGAGAAACTTAAGGCCAAAGTTGCATTAGTTCATGAACACAATCAATTCTTAACAGCGTTCAAGGAATACTATGGAGCTACTGGCAAGGTGGGATTGCAAGTCTATGATGAACTTATTAACTTGAAAACTCAGATTATTTCTAGAGAAAAGTATCTTGAAGAGCAAGATATAGATCCACTTACTGATGATTCTTTGGTTAAGGCCAGAAAAAGAGAGTTTGAAATGTTGAAGTTCTTAGATAAATGTCGCTTTGAAGAGAAAATGCAGGACAAAAGGTCCAAGACAACAGACATGAAAGGTGGAATTATAGAGGATACTGCCTTTGTTGTTGAAGCCGATTGGGAGGAATAGATGATAGAAAGAATAAGTATGCCAAATATAATTAATCAAGTAGTTTGTATGCATGACAGGGTTATTAATCGTTTTGATGTAGCTGAAGTATTTGGTTGTTGGCCGATAAGTGATCTGAAATTAATGTGGAATGCAGATCATTCAAAAGTCATGGGAATTATGGTAAAATCATTAAACACTATGCTGGTGGTGGAATAGATGACAGTTGAAAAATTATCAAAAATACAAGTATTAGCAGATGCTAAAAGAGTCAGACTGAACATACCAAAACATGAATATCTGAGTAATAGATTTGTGTTACATAAAATCCTGGTGAACTAAAATGACAGTATTATTAGATCTAAACAATTATGTGACAAAAATAATCCATTCATTTGAGCAATATATGGATTGCAAAGGTATATGGATAAACTGTGATCTAAAATATAGTTCAGCAGAATATATCGTTGAAAGGTTAAATTATCGGTCAGCTGATTACGATTATATTATAATTCAAAAAAAAAGAGATGGTGGACAGACATTAGTTAGGAACAGTATATGATGAGACCTACATCAGAATTATATAAATTAGGACAAAAGGTGGCAAATGTTTTGTTATTTCTTGTCTGGACATTGATTATGTTAGGAGTTATATCATTGTTTATATGGACATTGTTGAAATAAGATGGAAGAAATAAAGAGAATATTAGAGTCTGAAAAGACAAGTTTGAAAGAAGATGAGGAAATATTTTTTGCTATTAATGAATCTTCTGTAGATAAAAATGAATACTTTGCAGAACTAGAGATAGGTTGGAAAGGATATCATGATGAAAAAGGATACTTTATGACAGGAATATCTATAGAAAAATTGGAAAAACTGGCATTAAGTATTAACCAATTACTGGTGGATCTCACTAGATATGATATTAAAAAGAGAACTGATAATGATAAATTAAATATAACTAAACATTTCATAACACCTAATAACTAAACTAGTATAGTAATTACTATACTAGGATACTAATAAGGACATTACCTAACATATACCTAAAAAAATTTGCGCCGAATATGGAATATACACACATAACTCAAGAGATCAAGACTGAATGGAAATCAATTATTGATCATCCTGTTAAAGCAGCTTCTATAAAGAAAGCTCAAGATGTTAATACTTACTTCATGAAAAACTATGCAGGAGTTACAGGCTATAGTTGGCAACATCTATTTTGGAAAACAATAGACTCAGGCAAAAGAAGGATAATTGTAACAACACCAAGACAGGTAGGAAAATCATTGGCTTCTGCAGCATACGCATTGAAAGCTGCAATGTTCAACATCTATCCTACAGGCATAGCAAACAAGACAACAATAGGGATAATTTCTGCAACAGATGAACAGTCTAAAAAGTTAATGAACGAAATCAGAAGGTTGATTATTTTAGGTGATGAGCATGTGTTAAAAGTAACTGGTGGTAAAGTTAAACATTATTTTTCTAAATATTTGGACAATTCCATCCATGCTTCAAATAACAAAACAACTATCACATTTAAAAATGGTAATTTTATTGCATGTTTACCTCCTACTCCAAGAATTAGAGGGTACTCTTTCAGTTATGTGTTTGTTGATGAAGCAGCATTTATTGAAGATGAGACTGTATTTTTTGAGTGCATTGAACCTACTGTTTCTAAAACTAATGGATATATTATTATGACCAGTACACCTAATGGACAGCAAGGGTTTTTTTATGATTTATTTGATCCTGATGATAAATTAGAAAATCACGAATATGAAAGGATTTGGTTACATTGGGAAATGATTGATGATCCAGTGCATCGTAAAATGATTGAAGATAAGAAAAAATTCTATTACGATACTGGCCGAGAGAAAGAATTCAAACAAGAGTACGATGCTTTATTTACCTCGCAAGTAAGTGCTTTTTTTGAATCAGAAGATGTTGACAATGGAGTAGACAAGAACTTAAGAAAAGAAGATAACTCTGATACGCCAACTTATATGGGAGTTGATTTTGGGATGGTGAATTCTAACACAGTGATCACCATTGTAAAAAAAGTTAAAAGGGAAATTCAGTTGATTTATCAGTACATCTACCCTCCTGGAAGTGATGATGAGTTAATGACAGATGTTGGATCTTTATTTAATAAATTTAATGTTGATAAAATATGTGTTGATGATTGTCCAGAAGGATATTTTATAATCAGTGCAATGGAAAATAAAGGACTTCCAATAACAAGGTTCAAGTTCAGGACCGAGAAAGTTTCTAAATATGTGTCGTTTAGATCTAAACTACACAGGAAGGAAATAAAATATTATAATAATCCAGAACTTCTAAAACAAATGAAAGCACTCCAACAGGTAGAAACACCTACTGCTACTAAGATAGAAAAACCTAGTGGTGGAAAGGATGATGCGATTGATTCTTTTGTTATAGCAAGTTATCATTTATTAGATGCTCTATCTCAGTTTGGGAGTGAAGTAGTTATAGATAGAAGACAGGAAAACCTAACAAAATATCATGGAAGGTTTGATGAGCAATGGGCTAGATTAAAAAACGGCCCTACTGGTTCAGAAGAAATGTCTAAGGAAATGATTGAAGAAATGAAACTCTGGAATTAAAAAAATAGGTGAAACGAATATGACAAACATGAGATTAAAAAAGATTGATACGAAAGTGTGTGAAGTTTTAGTAGGGATTGATACTAACATTAGTGAAGCTATCAGGAAATTATTAACAGCATTAAAGAACGAAGCTGAGAAAATGTACAACGAAGATTTAGTTAAAAACCATACAGATATGATTGCAAAAAATTCAGAAGAATTAAGTAGTATTCCAGTGAAAAGGGAAGAGTATTGGAACAGTTTAACATACGAATTAGAACATAACCTTCAATCATTAGAACTTTCTAAAAAGATTTTACAATTAAAAATTATGAAGCACAAAATAATCAATCCAACTTACGATTATGAAACTGATGAAGCGTGGGAAGGTATCTTATTATCAGATGCGAAACTTGCATTAGAAAACACTAACAAGAAATACACTGCATTAATGCTTCAAAAGAAAAACTTTGAACAAGACAAAAGAGATTCAGATCCATACAAAGAGAAAGAAAGAACATTACTTGCACAGAACCAAAGATTGCACAAGGAAATCAAAAGAGCAAAAGATATTGTAGCTATCCACAACAAATTAGATGTGTCAAAATAAATGGCAACATCACTTAAAACATACAGGATGCCTACTGATGTTTTAGCTTTGGTAGAATTTTTATGCAAGGGAGAAATGTTATCCCAAGCTGCCGTTTTATCAAAAGCTGTGCATTATTATTTTGATCATCATTATAGTGATACAGAATGTGTTACAGGGGTTTATAAAGATAACTCCCTGTTTTTTAACATATAAAAAAATGTTGCTAGAAGAAGATAATTTAATAGATGTTCGTGCATCTCGTGGTATTGTTAAAGACTTCTCAGCTAGTCCTTCTTCTGTTGGAACTAAAACTAATGTTCAACAAAATATGGAACAGGGAGTGTATGAAACTTTTTTAGCAATGGTTAGAACTGATCCTATCATTGGTGCTACGATGGATAGATTTTGTGAATTCTCAACTCATGCTGGGTACAGTTTTATTGAAAAGAAACTTTCCAAAAAAGGCAAAGATGCAAAGAAACAAGCAATAGATGCAAAAAACTATTTTGATGATGTGTTAGATTTTGATATTGTTCAAGACAACATTTTCAATACAACTTTCTTATATAACGATTGTCCAACTGAGATGAGAGTTAGTGGTAAGAATGGTAAGAAAATAGATGAATTGCATGTATTAGAAATGACAGAATTAAGCATTGAGTATGACAGTCATGGTTGTGTTAAAAAATTCATTCAAAATCCTAAAACTGATAGAGCTGTTCCATTTGATCCAAAAGATATAATGTTCATGCAATCCAGGAGAATAGGCAGTAGGGTAAGAAGTTATCCTGCACTTGAAAGTATTTCTATGGCGTTCTCATCTATAACTAGAGCAAACAGTTATTTATTAGAGATATTCAAACACTTACCACCAAAATTAATGTACATTTTAAAGAATGCAGACATAACAACCAGGAAAGAATTCATTAACAATTTAAGATTAGCTAAAATGAATCCTTCGATAGATTTAGTTGTTAGAGGAGAAGCTGACATTAAAAACATAGTGGGAGATTTCTGGCAAGGTTTAGAATCTGTCATGAAATATCTTAGACAACAAATATTAATTATTACTGGAGTTCCTCCAATAGTTGTTGGAGTAATTGATTCTGATGGTGCTAACAGAGGAAATAGTGAACCACAAGTACTTTCTTTTGAAATAAAAGTCAAGAAAGCTCAACAAAGGGTAGCTTCATTCATTAACAAAACTTTATTGCCTCGATTAGGTTATACTTCTGTGAAATTTATTTTTAATCCACCAAGTTTGAAAAGTGAAAAACAAATCTTAGAGAATGCAGAGAAATTATCTAACTTAGGAGTTGATCAAGAAGGGATCGCTGACTACTTAAGTAATCGTGGAATTTATATCCGAAAGGACCAAATCAAAGAAGAAGAAATAACTAAGGACAAGGACATTATGCCTAGCAGAAAAGGTATGGATAAAGGCGTAGATGATTTGAAATCTAACATTAATTCTAGTGGAGTAAGTGATTTAACTGCAAAGAAAGGCCAGATAGATGTTAGAGCAACAAGATGGCAATATCCTGCATTGACTGGTGAGGATGATTAAGATGAAGAAATCAATAATTACATTTAACAAGATAGAAACAAGGAGTGTGACAGAAAATAATCTTAACAAAATTATTGTTAAGGGTTATGCTGCAACTCCAAACTTAGAACATATTTATAAAAACATTAGAGGAAATGATGGACAAGTTTTGAAATCATTAAAATCTTTATTTACTTCTCACGCAGTCGATTCAATGACTAATCAATTGAGAAATAAGAAAATATTTGTAGATGCACAACATGACATTGCAGCTTCTTTTAATGGCAATCATATCTTGGACAAACTTAAAGGGATGGATCTTGGAGTTGATGAAGATCTCGAAGAACTTCGTACAAATTTTAAGATGAAAGAACTTCCTTTATTCAAATTCAATTCTCTATCTGTAGACGACAAAGGAGTATTAGTAGAAGTAGAATCTAATCCTTACTTTGGAGATGTAGATGAGAAACATCAAAAATATTACAACGCTGTTATTGGCAGTGTTATTAACGAATCAATCAATGGAATGAGTATTAATTTTAATGCAACTGAAATTGAAAACAACAATGGTGTAGATGCTATCAATGAGTTAGACATTTACGGATTATCTCTAACAAGTGGTTCTGCGTTAGGTACTGGTAGTGAAATCACTGAAGTATTAATGCGTAGTATAATGGATGTTAGAACAAACAAAACAGGTGAACAGATAATGGCAAACGAAGAGACTAAAAAAATAGAAAACACAAATACTCCTAAGGGAGATGAAAAACCAAAAGCAATGGCTGCAATGATTCCACCAGTAGAAAAGAGTGTATCTGGTGTAGATGTAGAGGCTATGGTAAATCAAAGAGTAGAAGCTATCTTTAAAGCAAAGGAAATAGAAATTCAAAAGACTGCTCAATTAAAAGAGCAAACAGAATTAAAAGCTGAACTCGAAGATTTAAGAAAACAAAAACAAAACTTACAATCATCAAATGGAAGTGGCTCTAGAGGAACTCCTAAAATTGAAATAGATAATAAAAATCTTAAAAGTAAAGACTGGTGGAAAGATCATGTGGATGAATTAACTGATAGTGAAATCATTCAGTTACAGGCAGACTTCAGGGGAATATTAGATCCTGTTATGCCAGTAGCAACACACAAAGGTAAACTAACTAATGGTGTTCAAGATCCCAGAGTTACTGTTCAATTTGAAAGACCTTCAACTTCTTTCATGGAAATGCGATCCAAACTCTTGAGAGAGAAGGGTGCAGATATGATATTTAATAAATAGAGGTAAATAAAAATGAGTTTAATGGAAGTAAGAGCTGCATTAACCACTACAACTAATAATGATTGGTCTGGTGGAACTACTTTAGGTGGTGCAGAAATTCAGAAAAAAGTAAATATGATGCCAATTGATGCATTTAATGATAACACAGATTTGGCAAAAATGTTGCCAAGATTTAACATCAATCAACTAGCTTATATATGGCAATTAAAAAAAGAGACATCTGCTGGTTCAGGCGTTGCAAACAGTTCATTTCAGTTTTATTCTGAAGGTGGTTCTGGAACTGCTATTAGTAGTGCTGTTGTTGATTTATATGCTTTAGCAAAATCATGGAGAACTGATTATGCAGTTACTGGCTTAATGGAAGCTGCTGGTGCAGGTCAATTAGGTAAACAAGCAAGAGATGCTGCTGTGGCTTTAGCTGTAGGAGAAGAAAAAGCTTTAATTTGTGGAACTGATACTAGTGCTTATGGTGCAAGTGAATCATTCTTAGGATTATTACAATTAATGAATTCTTTTGCTGCTACTGCAGATACAACTGCTGTATATGGTATCACTAGAGCTTCAACTTTAACTTATGTAGATACAGGTGTAGTATTTGCTGGTGCATTAGCTGCTGCTGACTTGAAAATCAGTCATCTAGATAGTGCAATTACAACTTCAAACAAAAGAGGTGGTAAAAACCATCGTAGAATTTTCTTCTGTTCAGAAGACAGATTAGACGAAATAAGTCAATTACTACAACCTCAACAAAGATTCATTTCTGGTGCAGGAACTATTGAATTTGATGGTGGATTTAGAGTATTAGTTTACAAAAGAATCCCAATCATTGGAAGTAGATTTATGGACAAAAATGGAATTACTTATGCAGGTTCAACACATACTGCATCACATGCAGATCAAGCAATGTATTTGTTAGATTTAAATTATATCTCTATCGCACATATTGCTGGAGTGAACGCTGTTCATACGCCTATTGTAGGAGCTGCTTACGGAACAACTGATTCTAATATTAGAGCAGATGTAGTTGGTGGATGGTACAAATCCTATGGTGTTCTTGTAATGGAAAGATTTGATACGCAAGTGTTAATCTGTAATCTTACAGACATATAAATAGAATAATTTTTTATTTTATTTTTTGATTTTTTTAACAAAAACAATAAGAGGTAAATGCTATGGCAATCACAACTACAATTAATGATAAAACTGTAATGGGTAACAAAGTAATCCATTACGGAACTATTGTAAAATCAGGTACTTCACTTTCCGAAGATGTAGCTACTGGTTTAGGTGGAGTAGATTTCATTGATCTTAATCAAACAGGATCAGGAACTTCAGCAGACATTTTACAATTAAATGAGACTTTCCCTACAAGTACAGGAGACATTACTGTTGTTTTCGCAACTGGTACTGTTAATGCTGTGTTTAAAGCAGAAGGAAAAAGATAATTTTATTTTTTTATTTTTTAATATTCAATAGTGCAAACACCTACGGAATGCACATAAAAAAGAGGTAATAAATATGACAAAAAGAGAAATCCCTACATTAAGGGAAGTATTTCATTCTGTTTGGGATGAAGCAAATGAAGTTCTTAAAACAAGTGCTACTATTAGTGGCGATGTTAATATTGATAATAATTCTGTATCCACTTCAGGTATATCTGGTAAGGCTAGTGGAGATAATGCAGATTTCACGACTGCTTATGCAAGTGCAGCAACTATTACTTGTAGTTCATTACCAAGTGGAGTATCTAAAATAACTGCTGATGATGTAGTTAGTATTCTACAAATTTCTACTGCTGGTACAGTAACTGAAACTTATACAAGAGATGATGTAACAATTACTGCTTCAGGAACAGATCCAACAACTTTAACTGTTGTGGGTGCAGCTTTCGTAGTGTCTGATACATTCGTAATTTATACTAATATCCCTCAAACAAGAGGAGACAAAGTAGATCTAATAGAGGTAGCAGGTACTGCAACAGATGTAAATGCAGGTAATGTAAGTGCTGGAACTCAGAGAGTTACAATAGCAACAGATGATGTTAATTTAGCAGCTATCAATGCTTCAATAGGAAAATTAGATTCTGCAGGAGCAGGTGGTGGGAATAACACTTATTCAACTGAGCAAACAGACTTTACTGCAACAATTACTGATGCAAGTAATGACATTGTTTTAAGTGTAGATAGTATTGGTGGATCAAGTATTGATTATAACACTTTTGCAAGTGCTGTATTGAAAGTTTATGATGTAAGTGCAACAGAAATTAAAACTATTAAATTAGATAGACCAGACTGGACAAGTGCAACAAAAACATTAGATACAAGTAGTTGCACAGATGCTTTCACATTTAATACTGGAGATATAGTAAGTTTAACTTTAGTAGGACCAGATAAGACTTATGTAAGTTCAACTGATTCTAACCAGGTAACTTTACTTAACAACGATTACAAGGCATACACAACTCCAGAACATATAATTGATGTAGCAGATGTCGCAGCAGCAACTTATAGAGTTTCTTTGAGTGGTTTAGACTTCAATCATTTATCATTACACTTAAAGGGTAGTGGTGGAGTAACTTTTACCGTTTGGGCTACTAATGACAGTACTGCTGATACAACTGCAGACACTGGCTGGGTGGATATAAGTACAACACTTATGGGTGCTGCAAGTTTAGTAGATGGTGAAGATATCGTTTGGTTTGACACAAGTGTTAAAGCTTTGAAATATATGATCAAGTATGTCACTAGCGATGCAACAAATGCAGTAGATGCATGGGTAATTAGATATAACTAAGATGGCAGGAAAACTAGCAAGTCAACATATTCCAGTTACTACAGCAGATGCAACAGAGAATAATACAGTAGCTAATGTTATTGGAAATAAATCAGATACTGTTGCTGGAGATTCATTAATAGCTTTAATTAAACAGATAACTTCAACTCGTCCAGTTATTGTTGAAAGAGCAGCAGCAGTATTACCAGCTACAACAGCAACAGCTTATTTTACTGTTACAGGTAGAGTAATGATAACACAGATAGTGGGAGAAGTTACTACTATTTTTGATGGAACTGTTAATAGTTTAAAATTAATAGCAAACCCAACAGTTGGTGCTGATGTTAATTTATGTTCAGCAACTGTTGTAACAACTGATGCAGTAGGAACATTATATAATGTTACTGGAACTTTAGCAGATGCTTTAGTAGCAACTACTAGTGGAGCTGTTATTTCACAAGCAAGTACAATTATAATAACAGCAGGAACAATTGATTTAGATGCTACAGCAACAGATACAACTGGAGCAACAAAATGGACAGTACATTATATTCCATTAGATGCAGGAAGTACAGTGGTGGTTGCTTAGATGGCTACTTTTACTTCTAAAGCTTCAGGAGATTGGGAGTCTACAGGACTAACTACATGGAATGAACTAAATTCTCCAATAGCAGGTGACACAGTTACTATTCAAAATGGTCATACAGTAACACTCGATGTTCCTGGTATTTGTGCA